GAGCATTCCGCTCCTCTTTCGGATTCCCTTCTATCCGCTAAAACCATGGCCACTAAGTTCACGATCGAAACACAGTACGAACAAGTCCGCTGGCTCGACGAGGAGACCGGAGAGTGGAGGCTCGTTAATTCAGATTGGTTCCCTACGCTCGCTCAGCGAGTTGAGATACCTGACTCTGTTAAACGTCCCTTCCCCTCCGACCCCTTCGCGTCTGCTACTGGGCGAGTTGTTACTACGTACGACACGTGGGCTCCTATGACGGACTTCCGTCTTCGGAAATGGAACTACCGAGGACCCTTGTCGGCTTTGTATGCGACAGGGGCCTTTGGTACATCGGTTAGTTTCTCTCACACTACCTGCGACCAAAAGCTACGTGCGATGATCAAAAGTCAGACCATGAACGCTTTGCAGTCAGTGGCAGAGATCCAACAGACCTCGTCGATGGTCAGCAAGCTGGCCAAAGACATAAGGACTGCTTTCCGTGCGCTTCGTCCAGGGTTCGCCTTCTCGAATATCGCAGCCTCTTTGATGAGGCCGAGAACACAGCAGGAACGAACCATGGCGAACCGTTGGCTTGAGCTGCAGTATGGGTGGAAACCCGTCCTGCAAGACATATACGGGGCCGCTTCCGCGTTAGCCACCCAGGTTAACGAGGGCATCCCGATGTATGTTCATGCCTCTTCTCAAGCCGATCTTGACGAAAGTCGAGAAGTGAGTAATCGCTACGATGGCGGCAGCTATGCCTACACTCGGAAGCATTCTCAGACGGTTAGCATCGAAGCTAGCGCACGCTTCGTCGTGTCATCGTCCACTAATAAGACTTTGGCACAACTTGGCATCACGAACCCGGCGCTCCTTGCATGGGAGCTGATTCCTTACAGCTTTGTTATCGATCAGGTTATTCCTGTTGGTAACTGGCTGTCGTCCTTTGACGCCTTGGTCGGCGTTAAGGACCTCGTTGTTCAACGTGGCTACAAGTCCACGAACGAGTACTTGTCTATTGGCGCTTTTGGCGCCACTTTGTACAAGACGGATTCACGTGTTCGTCTAGGTACGTCCTCCGATCTTGCGATCGGTTGGCCGAGTCCTAAACCCACCAGAAACATGTTGTCTCTGGTGAACGATATAGCGCTACTAAAGCAGTTGCGTTAACTCTTTGAGGTATATCATGTCCCAAATTACAGGACCCCTGACCATCAATGATGGTCTCGCGACTCCCGTCGCTCGTTCTTTCGCCCCAATGCGCGTGGCGCCCGATCAGTCCGTCTTCAGCGAAAAGACATCGGCAGTTTCTGCCGGTTACAAGAGCTTGAAGATTGGTTTGAGCAGCGCTTCTGCCTCACGGCCTACGAACCGCGTAGATGTCGAGTTGCAATTCCCGGTGGTTTCCACTGTGAACGGCATCTCGACTGTCGCATACACTGGCATGTTCAAAGGTTACTTTGTCATGCCCGAAGTGATGACTGCTACCGAACGAGCCGACCTGGCCGCGTTCGTCGCCAATGCCCTCGATAACGCCCAAATCCGCGGCGTTATTAAGGACTTGGATCCTCTGTATTGATAGCAGAGGTTGCACGTCAACCCTGACTCGTCAGGGTTCTCAACATCGCATCCCGTTAGGGTGCATAAGGATCAGTTATGACCACAAATAAGCTTTTGAGGCTTGAGTTGAGTATCACGCATGCGATCTGCGAGGAGATCGACACCCCTAGGTCGCTAACAGTTTCACTGCTGTCTGCTGCCGGGGAGTTCGATCAACTGCTGAGCCTTGAAACTCAGCCGAATCACTACGATAACCACCATCAGTTCGCTGATGACTATCTGGTGACCTCGCTCCTTCAGAAGAACCCTCGCCTGCCTACGTCTTACGACAAAGCAGGTCGGGCCCTCGAGAAGTTCTATGCGGCCGAGGAAGCATGCCGCCAAGCCAATGAACGCATCTCTCTCATGAATGAAAGTCGGGATATCCCTGACAAAGATATTCTCCGAGCCCTTCATGGCGCCCGTGAGAATATTCGATCATGGCTCGGCCCGCTAACGCGAGCCGATCTCCGATTTACGGAGGAGAAAATGCGATTTGGCCCGGGCGCTACGACCTCGCTTAAGGGCGTTGTAACGAAGGGTAAGAAGTATTCCCGTCGTACTATCGACGTTACCTCTAGGCTGTTGTCTTTCCGAGCCCACCCCTCCTTCCCCTCTGGGTGGAGAGATGGTGCCCCTGACGTTCGCGTCAGGGACTTTTCTCGATTGACGACTGTTCCCAAAAACGCGAAAATTGACCGGGTTATCTGTATTGAACCCGATCTTAACATCTTTGCCCAGCTGGGCATCGGTGCTCTCATTCGTGAGAAATTGCGCGTTGCTGGTCTCGACCTTTCATCTCAGCAGAATAATCAGCTAAAAGCTGCCCACGCCTCCCGGCG